ATAGTAATGATGTAGATGTATATCAAAATGGAACTCATACCTTCAACTTAGATGTTCATGCAGATTCAACAGATGTAGATTTATGGCAAGAAGGAACAGGTAGTCACTATGCACATTCATACTTCTATGGTACAGCAGATGGTTCAGAAGTTGATATTATGCAAAAAGATGGTGCAAATCATAATGCACAAATAAGACTTCAAGGTAATCAACCAACAACACTAAACTTAATACAACAAGGTGGTACTAATCAAACTTATAGTATAACTCAAAACTGTTATACTACTGGTGGTTGTACTGTAAATGTCACCCAAGGGAATTAGGTTTGAGTGGCAACCACAGATTCAAAGAGAAGTTTTGAGACTCTCGTAAGACAGCCGTATCAAGATGCAATTGCACTTGTTCTAAGAACTATGGACTTTCATTCTCAAATGATGCATCTATCAACCGATAGACAATATAAAGAATTTCATGAAAGACAATATCTCCGACTTAAAAACTGGATGGTTGATATGAAAGACTATATAATAGAACTGGAGAAAGAATTGGATGTATAACTGGAAGGTTGTTTTACTTACACTTGGAGTGTTAGTTGGTTTAAAAATATGGTCACCATATCTTGTAGATAATATTAAATGGTCTTACTTTGATGTTTTACATCAACAAAAAGAATCACAACTTGTAGATAACATTGTACTTGTAGATATTGATGAGAAATCATTAGACAAGTATGGTCAGTATCCATGGCCTCGTAATATCTATGCAGATATTATGTTAGATAACCACCACACTAATACACATGTCTTTACACAAGTATTTAATCAACCAGACAGATTCGGTGGTGATAGTAGATTTGCAGAAGGTCTAGTAAACAGATTAAGTATATTATCTGCAGCTCCAACAAGTCAAAAGGATACTGGTTCTGCACCTTATGTAAGAACATCGGTATTCGGTGGTGGAAATATCGGAGATGTTATCTGGGACTTCTCTGGGATGTCTGCACCAATCAAAGTACTACAAGATAACACTTATGGTGTAGGAGTGACAGTCACAACACCACCTCTACCAGATACACCAAACTTTGATGGAACTGTTCGGTCTGCACCACTTATCGTATCTGCAAATGACCAGATATATCCATCGGTTGCATTAGAAACTCTTCGTGCATTTTATGACCAACCAAACTATCAAACCAGAGTAACACCAGAAGTTGGTATTGAATGGATACGAATGGGTAGACAACCACCCATAGAAACTACATCTACCTCAGATGTTATGATTACATATTGGAATGAATTCAATAGAGTGAGTGCATCGGAACTAGATGAAACATACCAGAACAAAATACTTATCTGGGGGATGACAGCAGAAGGATTCAATAATCCAGTTTCTACACCATATGGTGTCATGTATCCTCATGAAGTACAAGCTAACTTACTTCAAACTGTACTTTCTGGTGATAGAATCCAGAATAATTTTCTTCTGGATTTTGTAGAAATAATTCTGGTCATCGGTCTGGGTCTTTTAGTATTGTTGATGGTATACCAACTTCCAACATATCTATCTGGTATCATGTCAATGACTGTAATTGGATTCTCAGTTGCAACATCATATTGGTTATGGATAGAAAGTCTCATACTATTTGATGCATTGTATTCTGCACTAACAGGTTTAATTGTATTTGGACATGCATCCTTTAACAAATACTTTGTAACCTACAAGTTAAAAGAACAAATCAAAGGTCAGTTTAAGAAGTACTTATCACCAGATATGGTAGATAAACTTGCAGAAAATCCAGAACTTTTAAAACTTGGTGGAGATAGAAGGGAGATGACTTTCATGTTTATTGACATTGTAGGATTCACCCCCATAAGCGAAGCTTTTAAAAATAAAAATGACCCAGAAGGATTAGTTAATCTGGTTAATAAGTTTTTAGATATGCAAACAAAAATTATTCTCAAGAATGGTGGAACTATCGACAAGTATATGGGCGACTGTATTATGGCATTCTGGAATGCTCCTTTAGATTGTGAAGACCATCCAAGTAAAGCTGTAGAAACTGCAAGAGAGATTATCGAAGCAACAGAGAGACTTAACATAGAACTTGAACCACTTAAACTACCACCTATCAATGTAGGCATAGGAGTTAACACAGGAGATTGTATTGTTGGCAATATGGGCTCTGAATTAAGATTCGATTACTCAGTTATTGGAGATGCAGTAAATTTAGGTGCAAGACTTGAAGCACAAGCTGCAAGAGGTGATTACCTAGACCATAAAGTATTGATATCTGAATTTACATATATGCAATGTCCAGAGATTGCATTTACATTAGTAGACACAATCAAAGTAAAAGGTAAAGAAGAACCAATTACAATATATTCACTTGACAAATAACCATTCTGTGAGATAATAGGAACTATGAGATTATTAGAAGAAAGTTATGGGGATGTAAGAATCTTCTCTGATAGACCTTTTGGATATAAACGATATATTGTGCATTATCCAGATGGTAGAGAGACAATTTACTCTAGTTTATGGTATAAATTAGATAAAATTAAAGAATTTGTTGAAAAAGACTTGAAATCTAAAGATTAATCCTTATATATACTAATAGGAATGCTCAATGGGAGATTCCAAATACAATTTAACCTTGCTAAAAACAGGAGGCAAAAATGGTAAAATTAACTACGCTGGACTTACAGGAAATGTTAAAACTGACAAGTCCATTCTCAATTGGTGTGGATGACTTCTTTCGAAGAATAGATGATGTTCAAAGAAACAACAGTCAATCATACCCACCTTATAATATCACAAAAATTGATGACGAACACTTCGTTATCGAGATTGCGTGTGCTGGATTCGGTAAAGACAACATCGACATTACAGTTCAAGAAAATGAACTAAAAGTCGTTGGTGATAAAGAGAATCCAAATCCAGAAAGGATTGCAAATTCACATGCAGTTCACACTGGTATTGCAGCTAGGAAATGGTCAAGAAAATTTGTTCTTGCAGATGATGTAGAAGTTGGTTCTGCATCTATACAAGATGGTATTCTTGGAATTCCTATTACTAAAATCATTCCAGAAGAAAAGAAACCTAAAAAGATTTCTATTGGAACTAAAAAACTATCTAAAGAGTTCCTAACAGAACATGGATGGGGATTTAATAGTAAATAATTGCTTGACACATTCCAGTCTCGTGGTATACTAAATATAGTTATTAAAATATAACGAGGAAATTATATTATGTTAAATAAAGGAAATATGAATGACCTTTCAAATGTCGTGTTTCAAATGAGACAAGATGGAGACTGGAATGATGTTCATTTAGATAATTTAATGGAAGATAAAACCATTGTAGTGTTTGGATTGCCTGGTGCATTCACACCAACATGTTCTACCTTCCAACTACCTACCTTTGAAGAAATGTATGACCAGTTCAAAGAAGCTGGTGTTGACGAAGTTTACTGTACATCGGTAAACGATACATTCGTTATGAATGCATGGTTTGAAAGTCTAGGTATTAAAAATGTGAAACCTTTACCAGATGGTAATGGTGACCTTGCAAGACAACTAGGTCTTCTTGTTAGAAAGGAGAATCTAGGATTTGGGTTAAGGTCTTGGAGATATGCAATGTTAGTGTCCGAAGGAAGTGTCGAACTACTAAGTATTGAACCAAATTTACAGGATAACTGTAAAACTGACCCATATGAAAAAAGTAAACCAGAAGTATTTTTAGAAGAAATTAAAAGTCACTTTGGGTTAAACTTTCCAATTAACGAAGATGAGTCAGTAGACTCTGATTCACAAACCGAGGAATAAATTATGGATACATTATCAATAGTTGCACTTGTTCTTATCGCAGGTATCATTGGATTGGGAGTCTATTCATATAGACAAACAACTAATGTAACACCAGTGGTTACAAATACTGTTAAGAAAACTCCTTCTACTCCTAAACTTTCAAAAGCAAGATTGACTGCACTTACTAAAGCACAGTTAGTTGAGAAAGGTAAGGAACTTGGTGTTAAAGTTAACACTAGAGAAGTTAAGTCTAAAATTGTAAACCAAGTTCACAAGGCACAGTAATGTCTACACCAAAATATAAAATTGTCATCAATGCAAACGATGGTGAGAATGGTGTAGAAATAACTGAGGGTAAATATGAAGGAGTCATATATACCTATGGTGAAGTTCAATTTCTACCAGTAGAAAATGAAGATGAACCACCAACAATAAATTTTACTAGAGCAGTTCGTAAATGTCCAGATTCTATGAGAGAAACAATATCAGAAGATGTTGAATTTAATCAAATCATGGGTGATATACTTATTGAAATGCTCGAACAACAAGGTGATAAAGCCGTGGAGTTACTCAAAGATGAACATAAAGAATCCAAGTCAACTTAAGTACGAAATCATAAGGGACGAAGGTGTCGTTTATGCAATCTACAAAGACCATTTAGGTTACCCAACCTTTGGTATTGGACATTTAGTTAAAGAATCAGACCAAGAGTTTGGTCAAGAAGTTGATACACCAGTATCAGAAGAAAGGGTGGATGAAGTATGGAATCATGATTTTGCAGAACATGTAGAAGAATGTGGAAAACTTTATCCAGATTTAGAATCTTATCCAGACGAGGTACAAAGAGTTTTAGTTAATATGACTTTTAATATGGGTATGACAAGACTATCTAAATTCAAAAACTTTAAAGCTGCAATCGAATCTAATGATTGGAAACAAGCTGCAAAAGAGGGAAGGGATTCAAGATGGTATAACCAAGTTACTAATCGTGCAGAACGATTAATGACAATGCTAGAGGAAGTATGAATATAAAATATTTGAAATTAGTTACAGGTGAAGAACTTGTAACAGACTACAAGGATGAAGGTGAATCAACAGTTACTTTGAAAAACCCTCTTGGTATCCTAATGAGTCAAACTGAAAAAGGATTTAACATTCAGTTAGTCCCTTATGGGTCAATGGCAAAAAACGAAACAATCGTTGTCAACCACAAAAATATAGTATTTACAGCAGAACCAGAAGACAAACTTCGTAATCAGTACGAATCAATCACTGGTCAAGTAATTACTCCACCACAACCATCAATAATTACATAATGAAAAAACAAATCGTAAATGCACTTGTTAAAAAGTACGAAGGTGAAATTGCAGAAGCAAAAGCAAATATTGAAATCTATATGAACAATCCAGTTGGTATAGGTGAACATCCAGATGTGTTAGATGCAATTAACTCTCAAGTTTTAAAAATTGCAACAGCAGAAGAGAATATTCAAGTCCTACAAAAACATTTTGTTGACCAAAAAGTAATCTAGTAGTATACTAGTTATATGCACTTTTATACAAATGTCTATCAACATAGAAATCTAATCCTTGTTCGAGAGTTCAAGGATGGTGAGTACATTCAAAAACAAGTACAATACAAACCTACTTTCTATGTTCCAACAAACAAAGACTCTTCATTCAGA